GGTTCAGGTTACTGTTACGAAGTTCATCAGCTGCAGGATCATCAGACGGTCTATAACCAATCTGAGTTCTGATCTCGTTAGAACTGAGAATCTCGTTACGAGTCATCTTATCCGCAATTTCAGCAAGCGAGCTAACCGGAATAAGCCTAAACGGATTCCTAAAGTACCGAATCGCCTGTCCCTGAGACCTTGCAGTCTTGGAGATAAACTTACGTTCAAACTCCTCCGAAATAGCAGAGAGAATCGGATCAACTGTACGGTTGTAGTAGTTGATCATTTCCTCTTCTTTAGCCGTGCCATTGAAAACAGACTCAGTGAGTCCCAACTGGTTGTAAAGCATAGCCGTTAGGTCTTTTACTTCTGTCCAGATGTTGTTCTCTACTCCACGGTTAAGCTGAGTAATCTTCTCAGTGCCATCAGTATAGGCAATTCCATACTTAGAACCAGAAAGCTGCCGCTCGATGTCTTTACGACGAATCTCTGCTTGCTGCCTTCTAGCATCCGTTTTAATAATGTAGGGAAGCTGAATGATTAAGTCTAACTTTCCTGAACTAGTCTGTTCATCAACGTAATCCAGTAAGCTAAGCTTCCTAATGAGCCGCTGCAATGTAGAGTTCGGCTCATTCATGATTGAATAAAGAGGATTCTCAATAATCGCCACTAATGATTTAGGGACTGTGAGTTCCTCTCTTCTTCCTGTGTTTTCGTTATATACTTCGATTCTTACAGCTTTGGGATACCAGGCTGTGATTCTGCCTGTTCGAAGAGCTAAGATTTCATAAGATGAGGTGAGATTTGGGTTATCACTGCAGTCAGTTGGAAATACAGCTACGTTACCCTCATCAAACATAGACATGACAATGTCCAGAATAAGTGCTCTACCGGTCTGGTCAATATTTGCGCTATACGAAATACAATCGTCAAGACCACTCTTGAAAATCTCATTGTAGTGCCCATCTTCATCGCATTTTACATGGTGAATATCGATCATCGCACAATCAAGAGCAATGCGATTGTAGATAGATGCTACAATTGTTCTGCTGTTATTTCTGGATAGTAACACTCTATCCTGTCTCCAGCCGCCATAAGAACCGTAGTCGTACCTTACCGTCGGACTTCGGCTTAGAAAAGCATTCCAGGCGTTCTGGAGACGTTCCATAAACTTTGGCATTTTGATTTACCTCACTCAAAAGCATCGATATTAATCTTATAGGAAACGTAGCCATCCATCATAGCTGCCACATTATCGATCTTCTGATCTCTCCGTTCCTTAAATAATTTTCTGTTACCATTCGTATCCTCTAAGACAACTGAGTTGCCCATTGTGAAGGTCATCAGCTCTTCGTCAAAGAGGAGCATTCGCTGTTCGGCGTATTTCTTAAGCTCTCCAAGAGGCACAGACTCGGTCTTAGCACCCTGAATAACTTTCGTTACACCGAATTCCCCATTTTCTCTGCACCAGCGCTCTACGAACTCTGTAGCGTTATACGGGTCATATCCAAAAGTACGAACGTCGTATTCCATCTTCTGAATGTGATCATCTAAGTCGTCATAGACGTCCATCATAGAAAGGACTGTGCCCTCCATGATAATTAGCGACCCTTCACTAATGAATTCTTCGTACTTCTCTCTCATAGCTCTCGGAAGATTATCGAGTGTATAGCTGGTAATATAGCTTCTCGACTTTATTCCAAAGCAGCCGTTAGCGAGTGGAAACAGAAACGTAAACGCACAGAAGTCGTCTCCTCGCGATAAGTCAGCACCAAGAGCGCATGGTAGCTGCTTAAAGCTGCGAGGTCTATGTGGCAGGGTTTCTTCGTAAGTAAAGAAGAACGTGTAACCCTCCATAGGAATATCAAATCTCTTTGCTAAGATTTCATTCCTTGCAGAAGGCACACGTTCAGCTTTCTCTACTTCTAACTGATAAGTTTCGTATGTTACTGTCTTCCCGAGATTGGGGTTTGCTTTTCTCCACATCTCAGGGACTCCGACTTCCTCGATGTCATCCAGCTTGTAGTACCAAATGGAGACGTGAGGATTCTCGTATTCACCTTTCAGGATTTCCATCAGTTCCATTTTGATATCGTCTCCAATACCATGCCTGACGGTTCCTTCAGATGATGTCGCGACTATTAGCCAGTCATCGTTCTTAGCTGCACCCTGAGCCAAAGCGTTGATTGGATTCTCTCTAATCGTTCCGGAAAGCCACTCGTCAACAGTAGCAACCTTATCTCGTCTTCCCTGAAGTTTATCGATCGACATAGGTCTCACCTCGAGGAGAGAGCCTGTCAGGAAGTTCTCGATACCCTTCTTAGTGGAAGCGAGTTTCATTCTGTTTGCTTTGCTGCCGGTAGTGTTTTGAAGCGATCCTTCGGTGAGGAACTTAAAGAGAGGACCACGAGCTCTGATGATAGACGTCTTTATGGGGTAGAGGGTCTCATCCGCCTGGCTCATGGTGGGAGCTGTAGCACACTGACGGGTAGTCGATGTGTCAACGTTTAAGAAATAAGAATGTATACATGAAGCATACATAGATTTTGAAGCGCCTCGACCAATGATTAGGTACTGGTAATTAATAAGTCGCTTTTTAATAAGCTTCCTTACATAATGTCCACCATGACCGTCTTCATTCGGTTCAAAAATTGAGCGCTCAATGAAATAATACCAACCAAAGATCTGTTCAGACCAGAGCTTAAAGGTATCTAAGAGATGAAGATCTGATCCGTCGGTAAGTGTCAACTCGTTTTCGCAGTATCTAATAAAACCTTCTACGGGATCTCTGTCATAGAATACTCCAGGGTCCTGAATAAGCTTGTCAATCCTATTCATCTCCATTGAGATCTCTCTACATACCGGGATTTCACCTCTAATTACTGATTCTCTGAACAGTCCGTAATAATAAGGTACTGCTTTATTGTCGAGCATTACTTCTTCCTTTTCATGAAATCTTCAAGAAGTAACTTTCCAGCTTCTTCATACTTATAGGGAGCATCGTACCAATCTTCCATTCCAGAAGGTCTCCAAGTCTCAGCTTCAGTCTCTGACTCAGGCTTATCTTCTTTCTTTTCGCCATTATAGTAATTGTTCGTGGTGTTATAAGTCGTATTATTGCTATTGGTGTTGGTAGTGCTACCAGAATTATTCTGCTGGTTCTTGTTTTTATCCTTCTCTTTATTCTCTTTGTTTTCTTCCTTATCTTTGTCTTTCTTCTTATCGCCTGTATTCAGATCGACTTTAGGAAGTTTGAAATCCGGATTAGATGCGTTATTAACGGCAGCAATTACATTCCAGAACTTAATACCTTTTTCTGCCATTTGTCTGACATCATCAACCGTATTCATGATGTCTTTGGCTGTTTCGAAACTTTCTTTCAGTTTCTCATCTCGAAGTTCTTTCTTTGTCTTCGGACGTTTGGCTTCTTCTTCAGCTTTTCTACGTGCTTCCTCGGCCTTAGCTGCATCTTCACGAGCTTTCACCTGAGCAGCCGCCTGACTCTTGATGTCTTTAGTCTGTCTAATGCGATTAAGAGCATCAAACTGTTCCTGATTGGACATTTCAGACAGCCATTTTGAAATCTGTTCAGGATCACCAGAAGCGATTGCCTTAGCTTTCTCGGCTTCACGCTCTTCTTTAGCAGCTTTAGCTTCGCGAGCTTTAGCAAGAGATTCAGATTTAGCTTTTGCTTTAACGTGTTTGTCTATGAGTTCTTCATCGAACTTTTTCCATTCTGCAACAAGTTTTTCTCTATCGCCGTCATAGTAACCGTCGTAGTCAGCGTTTACTAACTTTTTATACTTATCACGAAGAGCTTTGTCGTTTCCAACAGTAGAACTACTCATCAGACTTTGGGCATATTCACGATATCCGTCAATTTCGGTATTCGCTTTCCTCTTAGCTAAGGCAGTCCTAATTCCAGAAAAGAGGCCCTTTTTCTTCTTAGCCAGCATCTCGGGATCGCGCTGGAAGGGACGTTCGCCGCTGCCCTTAGGATATCGTCCAGAACCAGGACCAGGAGCTCCATCGTCGACACTCACACCATAGTGCATCAGGTAATCGCCCACTACATCATCGAGTGTATCGGAATGCTCAAGTTCGTATTCCATTTTAACCGCCCTCCTATAGTTATCTTCTGCCGACTTTCTGCTTGCGAAGTTTCTTATCTTTCACGGGGCTAGCATCAATACTTGTTGATAATTCGGCTTCTCTAAGTGAATGAGGATTAAGTTCATGAACATTCGGATGATCTTTCTTGAACTCATCCATAGCATGTTTGGAAGCATATCTTCCGACCATGTTTTTAGGTCTGGAGATAAGTCCGTTACGTTTTCTATTAGCTACTGAATAGTCGCTAGGTTGAGCACCATATGTTAACGGTGCTCCTGCATAGTTCTGTAATTTATCTGGTCCATTAATACCGCTGGAATTCGAACCTGCTTTTCTAGTAACGTTAGAATTTTCTGCTGCTTTCCCAGTAGGTTCGAGCTTAAGAACCTCATCGCTCTTTGACTCTTTCTTCTTGGAACCGGTATGTCTTACACCGTGATTAAAGAGACTGAGAGACTTCCGCTTCTTCTTTCTATCTTCTGCTTCGGAGTTGTCATTAGCAGGCATAGATCTCGTTTCATCGGTTCTATAAGATTCTTTCGATCTGCTAAACAGTTCTTTACCCTTTCGAACAGCTTCTTTAGCGAGCTCGGTTTTGGTATCTTTTTCTTTGTAATTACCGTCACGTCTCTTGATTGCTCTTGCTCTAGAAACTTCTTCTTCGGCCTCGTCAAGACGTTTTCTATTTTCAGGAGATGGGTCGTTTCTATAGGCTGCCTCTGCTGCAGAGTATTCGTCTTCCGCTGCCTTAAGCTCCTCATCAGAAGCACCGTTCTGGATGTTTTCCTTTCTTTTACCGTTAAGTTCACCCGGATACCAGTATCTTGTATATCCATCTTCCTGGGTCTTCTTTACATATGCGTGTTTCTTCCAGGGACCGGAGGAATGCTCAAGTTTGTCATCGCTAACCAAACGACCGCAATATACTTTATCTTCCATCAACTAACCATCCTCAGTTCATCTACTTCTTTCTTTAACTTTTCGCCAGTTCCATTACCGCCAAGTCCTACGTATGGTTCGTAAACATACTTGATGAAGTCTTCATACTCCGCTCTTGTGATTGCACCACGACTAATAAAGAAACCGGCTCTCTCGGAAAGCTTCTCATGAAGCAATCCTAAGAGGGCTTTACGTTCTGCGCTCTTCTTATCTCTCCAGTTCTGGTATACGTTATTAACAAATGTCCAGAACCCTACTGAAGAGAAGATAGCACAAATAATTGTCACCATTATCTCACTTCTGCTCATCGTTCATTCCTATTAAAAAAGTAATTGTTAACTAGTAACATAAGAACTGGAGGTGAGATTATGAAATCTACGTTTGCTGTTAGAACAAAAGTAAATATCGACGACACTACAGCTCTTATGGATATCAGCTGGGATTGCCCATACTGTGAACTCCCTAATTTCACATGGTCTACATCTCGTTTCATCAAGTCGATGGATCAGAACTTCGAGATCGACCTTCGTTGTGAATACTGCAACAAGAAAGTAACTGTAATCTGTACCGACTTGGAAGAATTATTCCCCTAAGGGGTCGATAATCTCTTCTGCTTTACACTGGAGTCTCCATTCCAGTTCCTTAATCTGTTCCTTAAATGAAGAAAGGACAAAACTAGAAGACGGAGGGTCGAAGAGGAGTCTTACTCTTAAATACATGTAGGACTTAACTTCTTCGATTTCTTCGCCTTCTGTTGTGAAGTCGCTCCATAGCTCGCTGTCTCCTGTAATAACAAATTTCTCTTCGGGCCCGACTCCTAACTGATGAAGTGTACCGAAAACAGAATTGATATAGATAATCAATTCAGGATCGAATACGTCATAGTCAGCAGATGGACCAAGCATCTTCTTAACTGAAAGAAGAATGCTGCTGTTTACTGTACTCGTCTCACTCATCGTATCACCTCCATGGACATGTGTCGTTTGGTTTTCTTTCCACTATTCTGGTTCTGTTTAGATATCTCTCATCACCGTAGTGGATCGCCTGATGAGTGTCGAAAGAAATACATATTACATTTTCTGGGTCAAAGATTACAGGGTCTCTATTTGTAACTTGTTCTATCGTAAGGGGATTAATATGATGGATAAGTATTTTGGGACCTTTGATTGGACGATCCGGATCTGCCAAATCACAACCATTATCTCGTATGATTATTTCATGTCGAAAACGGCGCCACTCAGGTGAAGTGTATAAGACTTGATTTAGGTATCTTTCTTTTCCAAACGTTTGATTGTAAGGTTTTCCGCGACATAAGAGATATGTGAATCTATCTTCATATGTCTTATACTGCATTGCCTCAGTATACGTCCTCATCATCAGAAACCTGACCGGAATAAGACTGCATCGCCTTAAGAGCATTAGTGTAAAGCTCCTCGATATGCTTAGCACCCTCAAGAGCTTCACGTTTTGCTATCTTTAGGTTTATCTCTTCCTGTAAATTCACCTTATCAAGTCTTTCTTTCTCAGATCCCAGCTTAAGGAAATGACAAATCATCTGATTAGACGCTGTGCCATCTAGTAGACGCTGCTCTGCTAGGTCCATAGCCATTGCTGTCAGGCGATTTTGACGTTCTTCTGTGGTGAATGTCGGACGTATATTCGCCTTTTTGTCTGTTTTAGTACGGTTTTGTGCCACTTTTTGCTCCTTTCTCTCCTTTGGAAACAGCTTTGGCAAGACACGAATACTGTATATTTTGATCGAAAAAAGTCAGAGAGCTACCTCTGTCGAAAGGAGGACCATGAAGCTAGCGGGATCACCACAAACCCGTACAATACTCGTGCCTTCCCAAAACGTTTTCCAAAATTTCCCCCCGGAGAAAAAATCAAGAACGCCGTCGACGCCTAAGGGGGAGCCATTTTTTAGACCCCCCCCCTCCCTTGTTTTTATTTGTTTTTGGCCGGATCTTTGTAAATTTTCTTGTAAAGCAAAGGAAATTTCTCTAAAATTTCATCATTTACTCTTTTCATTTCCCAATCAATCATACTTTGACTCATTTCATCTGTGTCTAAAGACCAATTGGCGACCAAAGCTGGTGTGTTGTAGCCTAAACGAAAATCTTCTTTCAACCATTCGCGATAATGCGTATAGGGATTCCAAGGATTATCGTACGTGGTGATGGTATATTCGTCCCACATGTCCTTTTCCTCCTTAACTATATCGTGCAACAGTTGATGGAGAACAACCAACAATTGCTGCAATTTCTGCAATGCTTGGTCTTGACTTTTCAGGCTTTGCTAAATAAGCAATTATTCGCAAACGATCAGCATCTGAAATGTATTCTTGATTCTTTGGCATTGCTCTTTGTTTAATCTTTTCGCTATCAGAATTAAGTAATACATCAAGAATTGTACCTTGACTAACAGCACCAGACTGCATTGCTTCCCATTCACGATCAGTTATCTCAATCGTTGGTTTCTTAGCATTAACTGCTTGTCTAGCATAAACAGCTGCTAAACGTTTTACTTTCTTCATCTCTTTATTTCGTTCTTCCTTACGCATATCGGGGTTCTTTTCCATTAGTTCGTTGCGCTTGGTCTTAACGATGTTATTATAGATGACAGTAGCTAAACGTTCTTTTGGTGCATTCTCTTTTATACCCTTAAGCTTCTGCTTAAGAGAGAGTACTTCATCAGCGTACTTCTCCTTTGCTTCTCTATTCATTTCGAGAGTAGGTGTATTAACCATCTCTCTACGTACCTCGTTGGCTAGTGCTTTCATATCATTAGCAAACTGAGCGTAATCCCATTCTTTCGGTGTACCCTTATGATCTGGTCCACTCATTAATTCCCTGGCGTCCTTAACCGTAGCCATCATGGGTACTTTCTCTTGTTTAGGGGCTCTCTCGTCTACTACAGTCCTACCGAGTTCCTCATCATAGTGCCACTTACTATTCTTCATCTGTGGGGTACTCTTATAAAGTATCTCACCGGTGTTCTTATCAGGCTGCCATAACTCGTTGTATTTGTCTCGATAAACAGGACTCTTAGCACGAGTTATAAGAGTAGATGCACCATTAGTCTCTTTTCCAGTAGTGGGGTCTATATTACCCTGGTACCTACTCTTTAACTCCTTGATATGGAACTGCTTCTCTGCTGCCTTCCAGTTAAGGTCGTGCTTCTCAGAGTCAATGATTACATAGCAAAACTTAACGGCATCTATGATGTCTTTTCTAGGTGCGCCAACAGTCTTCATATCTTGAAGAAGATTGGTAGCAACACCCATCATCTTATTCTGATAAGACTTAGAAATTCGCTTGAACGTTTCACCCTCTTTTCTTTCGAAACTATTGGGATCAAAGTCCATAAGCTCCTGAATAGCTTTGTCTTTTCTAATGTTATTTATTATTTTACCGTCAGCAGAAACGGTAGGAATAATAACGACACTATCACCATCATAGTCTGCACCAGACATCTGCTTTGCTGCTTTAGGATGTATACCAACAGCATCCGTAGCATTAAGCATGAATGACTTAGCTTCTTTATTCTTGTGAGTAACTGTATACTCTACAACTTCAAACAAACCCTGATGTGGATATCGAATCGAGACTACTTTACTCCCTTCCTCGTACATAGGAGCATAGATCTCATTTGGTTTTAAAGATGGAACAGGTAAGATAGCAAACTGCTGCTGACCAATGAACGGTGCACCTCTAAGTTCAATAGCTGCTGTATCACACTCACTAGCAAACTCTTTTAAAAGATGCTTTTTAATAGCAGGATTGGTGTAGCTTTTAATATCATTAAACTGTGCAAGTTTATTTTCATAAGCTATTTTGAGCTGCTGTTTAATGGTATTTCTATCCTGGTTAACAAGCATCTGAGGTGGTGATGTTTTCTTCCAGTCACCCCAATCTCGTTCGAAGTTGACTACGTTGATTGGTGACTGATGTTCTTTTCCATCTTTACCTGTATAATCCCACTGTCCAACAACCTTTCCATCTTTAACTTTAATAGCTGCTTTAAAAGGATTATCGGGATCATTTTCAAGATGCTTGAAGACCTGCTTTGCTTTAGGATCATCCTGCATCCATGGAGTACCAGACTCTTTATTTGTATTGAAGATAATATCTTTACCGGGCGGAAACTGATCGGGATCAGCATAGATTGCCATCCCTTTTAAGTAGTGAGTTCCATCGACTGCGATTCGAACTTGGGCATACATATATGAACCAAGTCCTAAATCTTCAACACCTCTTTTAAGTTGGATAACTCCGTCTCTGTCTACTCCTCCTTGATCTCCATACTTAACTTCAATCCTTTTTGAATCTACGCTAACAGGATATCTAAGACCAAGCTGGTTTGATTTCGGAAGTCCATCTTCAATAACATAATCTTTAACAGACTTGATTTGATCCATATGCTCTCGCATATCTTTATAAGTAACATCTGGAGGACATAAGATCTGCATGGTTAACTGGTTATCAGTATTAGCTCCAATTCTGTTAAGATGCAAAGGATACCTATGATAACCTCGTTCTTCAAGTAAAGCTACTGCTACTTTGAAATTGGATGCTGTTGTACCAAAGCCATCTTCGCCTCCAGGCCCAACATCAAGATAGCGTTTCTTATCAACCATCTCTTGCAATCCATCTGCAACTCTAAAGAGTTTATTGTCTTTTTGAGCATGATAATCCTTGAGATAGTTCCTGACTGTACCTTCTGTTACTCCGAGCTTATCGCCAATTCTTTTGTTAGACCATCCTTCTTTGTTAAGTTCGACAGCTTCCCTTGTGTTTTCTATTTTGATCTCGTTAGTTCTAATAGACCTTTTAGCTCTAAGCTTATATGAATCTATTCCGAGAGCTCTAGCAATATCGCCATCTTTCTTTCCGTATTTCTGAAGCTTCTCGTCAATTTCAAGATCATCATATCCCAAATCTCTAAAGACCTTTACAATTCCTTTGTCGTCATAGCCTTCTTTGTAAAGATCTCTAATCATTGGAACGCCGAAAGCTTCTCGTTGATAAGGGTTCTCACCAGTTCCCCAACCAAAACGACCTGAGCCTCTGCCGGGTGGGTTTTCATCATGAGCTCTACCTTCGTGATAAAGCTCAACTTCAAAGTTGTCCATATGATCAAAGCTCCTTCTTATAGTCTTCAATAATCTGGTCAAACCGGACTATCTTTTCCATAATTGGTGTAATGTCTTCTCCGGTAGGAGTTCCGATCATCACGTCATCATTTTGATAGATCCTAAGTTCGTGCTCTATCTTGTCAGGTTTCACTCTGTACTCTAAACAGAACAGAGCATCATAAATAAGGAGCTGCTCCATTTTTGCTGGAGTAACTCCTGTCTTAAGATCATGTATTCTTAACAGATTGTTTTTGAAACTAATCGCATCAGTGGTACCAAAGAAATTTGGAGAATAAAATAATATCTGCTCCGGTCTCATTTTGAACCCGATAGCGTCATTTACATATTTAGCTAAGGTATTGCGTCCTTTGAGCTGAACTCTATTTTGAATACAGCTCTTAGCCAGTGCATGAAGCTCGGTTCCTTTTTGAGTAGCGAGCAAAGCCTTGTAATAACTTAAAGCTTTCTCTTCGTCATAGTTTATCCAACTATACTTGCTCGCTCCGAATGGTGCGTGAGCGCCGTCCCTTACGTCCCGATAATGCTCGTTCCAAATCACGTAACACTTCCTCCTTGTTCTCAGGATAAATAAATGCTGAGAAAGACATGTTGTTCATCTTCTCGACATAGTAGTCCTGATTTGGTTGATGCTTAGCGCTCGCACTTTTCTTGCATTCTAAACTAGCCCAGCGATTCTCGTGAAGAATAATAAGATCTGGAATCCCTTGTATTCTGTTCGCATCATTTTTCATCACAATACACCCGGGAAACCGATCTTGTAATTCCTTCTTCAAATCGCTTTGAAATTTAGATTCAAGCATCTTCAAATCCTCCAAAGAAATTAAAAAAGAAGAATATAAGCTCATATTCTCCCTTCCTATAAAGAGGCCTGAAAATTTTACGAGGTTTTAGCATCCATTTTGAGCTATTTCGCTATAAAAGCTCTCTCGTTGAAATTCTTCTTGTTGTTGAGCGCTCTAGCTATAGCTAAGTCAATAGGTGCAGTTGATTTAAGCTTGTAGTAATAAAGATCACTGAATGGTGTGTTCATTCTATCTATTCTTCCTGCTGCCTGAATAGTCATCCTATAACTATAGGATTGAGAGTAGAACACAATAGCATCTGTCTCTGTGCAATTCCAACCTTCACAACCAGCTGAGTACTGAACAAGATAAACCCACTCATCAGTCTTCGGTATCTCTTCATGCTTCTCACCATTCCATTCTCCAACTTCAACATCTTCGAAGTATTCTCGAAGCATAACGAGTTCGTACGTATGGTTATAGAAGATAATTAGCTTATGATGCTTCTTTAATATTGGACATAAAGCTTCCAACCTCGAAGTATCAGAGTTAACACATTTCCTTAGGAGATAACACAACTCGCCTCCTTCTTCAATCGGCTTGTCCTCATAAGGATTCCATCTGTCTCTCCAGATAGTTTTATAAAGTACCTTGTCATATACACAACCAACTTGAATATAATGTGGCGTGGTCTTACGCTTGTATGGCATAGTAACTAGAATATCCAGTCGATGCTTAATTAACTCTCCAGTATCGATGTATCTGTCTATCTTTGGATATCCACCATAATTAGTTATGACAGCATGACGTCGTATAAACTCTGTCTTGTTCCTATAGAATCCATTAGCAACGAACACCGGTATATAATCACTCCAGCTATCACCTGGTGTTGCTGACAACAGTATCCATTTGTTTCGTTTAGCTATTTTAATAAACGCTTTACTCCACGCACCATATCCAACCACTCTCTGTTCGTCAAAAATAAAGAAGCAATTAAAAAGATTCGAGTATTTCTTAATGTTGTTCCATGAATCAATGTCAACTTCAATAATATCGAATCTCGCGCATTCTTCTAACCACTCTTTAGAATCTCTCTTCTTAGCTGTGGTTATAATAACCAAACGCCGAGGGGAGCTTAAAGCTCCCCTAACGACGCTTCTAACCTCGTCCAACTTAAAACCATTTTGAATAGCATAGTAAGCTAGACTGGTTCTTGATTTACCAGTACCAACTCCACCACAAAGAATGCATCCGTTATGCATCTTCTTCACGGCAGAGAGTTGATGCTCGTATAACTCAATCGTTCTCATTCCAAGGCATATCCTCATCTTCATCGGGAATGTCGGCGTATTTGTCTTCCAGTGTATCTGTGGACTTAGTTACATACATGCTAGACAGATATGCCTTTGTTCCTGTGTGTCCAGCGAAATCATAGTTATAGGGTCTGATGATAAGGTCAGCCTTCTCAATCTGAACCCAATCAAGAATACCAATAGTGCTCGGATCGAGTGTCTGCTTTCTACGTTTGCCGTTAATCAGAACAATCTTCGGCGGCACCTTACCGAACACAACTTTGACAGACAAAAAGCAAAGAGGCTCGTCTCCTTCTTCTCTCGGAGGCAGCCTCTTAACATTCCAACCTTCATCTTCAAGTAAATCAGCCTGATCCGGATCAAGCACAACCCCAAACGTTCTGTCAGAGTTGAAACGGTTTCTCTCTCCAGTGAAATCTCTGAAGATAAGTCTTGCGTTCTCAATGGTGATCTTGTTGATGGGCCTCTTCTCAGTCTTGTTCATTTGTTTTCTCCTTTCAATTTTAAATTATGCAACCTTTATAGTTTCAGGCGGATTCATTTGTCCAGCTAATGGATCGCCGTCAACCTCATCAAAAGCATAGTCCTCAGGCATCGGATTCCTATCGTCAGATACGAACCAATTGAAGTCTCCATATTTTGAGATATCCTCAACAGCCTGGTTAACCTGTTCCTTGTAATAGCTATCATCAATAGCTTCTTCCAAATTCAAATTCTTGACGCTTATCGATTCCATCCATCGATAGCCTTTTGTTCCAGTAGCTGCGAAATACTTTTCGTCTTTAACTCTATAAAGTATTCCACCGCCAAAGCCATCTTTAATAGGACAGAATCTTCCGACTCTACCAACAAACTTATACTCATGCTCACCTTCCGGTAAATCTTCGTTAAAGTCTAAGTAGAGAGCTCCTTCCTGTACACTCTTCGTTTCACAGAAGTCGTCAAATTCAAGCTTCTCATGACTAAAGAGTGTTTTGAACACGTACGGTATCTGGAACTGAGCTGCAGTTGCTGTCCACTCATTAGCATGCTTACCACCTTTGTTCCTAATACCCTTTTCATCGTATCTGGCAATGTATGTAGAACCATTTACAAGGCACATCTTCGAATATGTAGCCTCGTGTTCAAACTCGTACCCATACTTCCTACCAAATTCAATAACAAAATCGATGATCTCAGGAGTAGCTTCAGGAATCTTAATAGAGTCTGTCTTGATATGCGCAACTTTAAAATTCCTAGCCTTCACTTCATCCTGCAGTGTACGCATAAATAAAGCCCCACGAAGAGCGATGATGTTGTTAACATCTCTCTTATCGCGGAGCGGGTTATCAAACGTAGCTGCAGCAATTCCATAAGTACTGTTGAGTACCAACTTCAAAGCATTTTGAAGCTGATCTGCTTCCTCGTCGCTACCTAAGTATTTCTTAAGTTTTCCATCAAACATCTTAGCTGCTGTCTCATAGTCATGATGCTTGATTGCCATTCGAGCATCTCGAATCATCTTGTAATTCTTTGTGTGCTCTCCAAACTTATTGAGCGCCAGTATCGACGCACCATGCATGTTACCAACATCAAGCAGAGCAACATTTCTGTACATACCAGGTTCAGCATATACATATCCGCCCTTACCCACATCGGTACCTCTGAACATGTTCTTACCGTTAACATATTCATACCCAGGAAAGCTGTTAATAATCTCTCCATCTTTAAAGATACCGGGAATGTTATCGGGAAACTGTTCGCCTGTAGCAAGATTAGTATACACATGCTGAGGATTCCGTTCATCTCCAACAAGAATCTTAGTAATGTGTTCCCTATTTGTGTTATTCATTTTGAGACCAGAAAGTTCGGAAAGGATTTCTCTGCACTTCCAGTCTGCCTGAATTTCATTAAACACGGCAATTGTAGCCTTAACATCGTTCTTACAATATTCGACTACGGTCTGCCACATATCCTCTGGCACTGCTTGGTCCCATGGGATACTCATTTCGATGTGGTCAATTCCAAGTTGAATCTCCCACTTTTTAAGAGACTGCTTATTAGAAGCAATATCCCAAATATCAAAGTCTGAGATTCCATAAGCAGGTCCAAACGTAGAATTACGCTCTCCATCAATAATTGATTTTGAACGCTTGTAAAGACCTGCATTGTTGTAACCTAATGTCCTCGCATAACAAACATGGTTATCATATCTCCTGTTATTAAACCCGCCAATGATAGCTGACTTATCATTAAAGATGTCTTCGATCATTTTACCATCAGGATTAACGAGTCCAATAATATTCTCGGGATCGTCTACGTATCCATAACAGAATACGAATAGATTAGGATAACACTCAATATCAAATACCTTGATACGATCCCAGCTGCGTTCTACAGTCGGTTCAACTTCAACAGCTCCAGGATCTTCATAGTGTTTTGACTTGAAGTGCATCTTAGCAACCATTTTGGCGCAGTTCTCTTTTTGGTGCTTCGATTCCTGACCAAAGTCATAAATCACACCGCCAAGGTCTGATACATCATACTTAAATCCCTGTTCATAAGCCTCGTCCAAATTCTTTAAGATAAGACTTACTGACTCAGCATGTGAACGCTTCTTATTGTCTGTATTTTCACCTTCGCGAAGCAACTTCAATATCGAGTTCCTAAGATGGTTCGCATCTTTAAACTCGAAACTATCAATCACTTTCTTCTTGCCTCCTTTCAACGGCAAGCCAGATGATATAGTCGCAATAGGGACATTGTTACATCTGGTGAGCTTTCTCCTCATAGCAGCTTTACCAAGATGCACCTTAACTTCAATATCTTCATCAAAGATCCGGTCAAGTTCACCAGGGTCTCCTGTATACTTATACACCATATGCAGTCCCTGGTCACTCTTACTAGTCTCGACGTAAGTCTTAGGAAAGCAAGCTGCTGCCTTAATGTTTAAGTCGTAGTTCTTCTTCCCAGACTCATCTTTAAGATCTAAGTCCATTTCGACATATACACTATCTGGTCTCACATAATGAAACTTGCTCGTGTCGATGTCTTTCAGTGTGGTTTTTACATCGTCCCACGGCTTAATAGGAATCTCCTGCCCATTTTTAAGTTTGGCATACTGTGCAGGAAAGTCCTTAAACTCATCGTCAAGTAACGAGTGCTGCTCAGTCAACTTCAACCAATCCGGAATACTGTCATCCGCCGGGCCATCACCATCTCCCTCTCCATCCTCAACTTCCTCATCCGATGAAACAACGTTACTAGCAAGTCCAAACTTCTCAGGCTTAATGTCTTTAAAGAAACTAAAGACTCTAGTTCCATCAGCTAGTTTAGTATCTGGAATGAACTCACTAAAGTATGCAGTAAGCTCCTGCTTAAGTTCCATTCGGTTCATTTTGATCGTGATACCAGCATCATCGCAGTACTTCTGATAATCTGCCCAAACTCTTTTTAAGCTGACTCCTTCCTTATACTCAAAGTAATTCTCTTCCAGGAAGTTATAGATATAGTTGGTAGCTCGAATTGATTTTGTCGGTCTATACTTTAAGTACTTCTCTGGGTCTTTCTCATATACCTCCTTCCAATGATACGCAATTGCTCCAAGTTCAAAGTCGATCTGTTTCATTAGTGTATTATAACGCCTGAAACTAACAAGCTTACCAGTCGGTCTTACATCGATAAGTCTCCTCTGTAATCCAGACCTAGCATCTGTTATTTTGACTTCTTCGTTTGAACCGAGAACAAGCATCGTATCGAACGTCATGGTGAATTTCTTAGCATATTTCGTGTTAACGACCTGGGGCTCATGAGCAACAAGACTATTAATAACTGTGTTGTCCTTAATATTGTTTAACTTAGCCTCATTGTCAAAAGCAACTAAAGGGTTATCTTTGAGACTCTCTAATGGGAACGACGCGTTAGGGTTACCCAGCACGCTAGCTTTGACTGTACCGCAATACCCATCAAATATCTTTTGAACAATATTGATAACGGTCGACTTACCAGTACCGGCATCTCCAATTAGAACCAAGAACTTCTGAAGCTTCTTACTCTTCTCAGCAACAATAGACCCAAAGAGCCATTCTGCCTTGTCAAGTTCAACAGGATCATACAGAACATTCATTAGTTCCGAATATGCGGGATGGTCACCCGGAGCCAAAGCATATGGAAGAGAGTGTGATGAGTAAAGCTCTCTCTTCTTTTCAGTGTTTGTATACACTAATGTAGGATTGAGAGGTCTGAAGTTATCAATACCTAACTTCAAATATTTCTTCCACTCATAGTACGAACCTGAAGAAATAGTGTTTACATATTTCACATGAACATCGGGCATTTTAATTTCTTCAGCTCTCTTCTTAAGTTCCGCATCTATAAGTTCGATACACCGGGATTCATTTTGACACCACTCCTTATTCTCCTCGTCCCAGAAAGCATAAAACTCTCCGCCTCGTCTCATCAAATCTTTGGTTTTTACGAGGAAGTCAGGCATGACCTCCACCGTACCCTTGGAGGTCACTTTTTCAATAATTTTAAAAAAATCCATTTTGACCTCATTTTTACCAAAACACCGGGATTTTTTTTGACGTTTTTTACAATTTTCACACTCATCATGTAAAATTTCAAAAATTTTCCCGGTTTTTCCCGGTTTTCCCGGTTTTTTTTGGCCTTTTTTAAATAATTATAGAAAAATTTTGTTTTCTACAAACAAATATATTTTTACTAAAAACACCGGGATTACCGGGAAACATCGTGATAAACGCTATTTTTACTCATAATTTTCCTGTAACCACGCACTCATTTGATACCATATTTCGACCTCCCGCTGGTCTCTTGTGGCATGTCTTAATGGAAACATACCCCCATTTCCATTAGCGCTATACCTTCTGAATATGACATTCTTTAATATGCGCTGCACAGCGACGATGTTAAATCTGTAATCGTCATATCTTTCCAACCCCAAATTATAGATGATATCCCAGAACCAAAGACGACTATTATTGTCATCCCCCGTTCTCATAAACTCTTCTTCACACCTGATTGCTAATGCGACAAACATTTCTAGCATAGAACACGGTCCTGCTTCAGGCAGCACTTCACCTGTTTCTTCAGTGTATTGTCTACGTAGATCAGTCCCATCAAGAGCTCTATTTTCATCCATGGGGTTGGACCACATAAATTCAGTCTTATAAAGTTCGTGGAAGAGTAAACTATACGCTCGCTCTTCCACGCCCTCAAGTCCTACCCTATCAATAAGATAAAGGTAGTAATCTTCACTATCAATTATTTTGATCACCCCGTTTCATTCCCAATCGGAACGAACGAATCAAACCGCTTTGTGATCTCAAAGTCATAGCCAACGTAAGAATTTCTTACATAGATTGTCTTCTCCTGGTTAGATTTAAATCCATATTTTGTGAGGCAGTTTCCTACATAAAATTCTTCATCAGTGATTTCCTCCCCATTTTCTGCAAACGCAAGAGTATCATCCTGCTGATAATATAAAAGTTCTGCCTTTTCAAGAAGAGGATCTTCTCCGTAATCCTCACGCTTTATGATCTTTGGTCTATTAAGTCTTTCACGGCTCCATCGTTCCGAGTCTCTAAGCCCTTTTATATAGTTTTCTTCTTCCTGACGATCCCAATTCTCAACTTCGTCTTCCTC